AGCAGGAGTCAGTGGTGGTACAAAAATAGAAGTTAGTAATACCAAAGCAGAAATTATTGATACTGGTTCTGATGGACGATTTGTTGTTACTACTGAAGGTACTGAGAGAGCGAGAATTGATAGTTCTGGGCGATTAAGCCTAGGGAGTAGTACGGCTACGCTGGGAGGCAATGCTTTTCGAATGGCCATACTAGGAACAAAGACTTATTCTGAATTAATTCCTAGAGATGGTCTTGCAGTCGCAGACAATACGGCAACTGCTCAAGGCGTTGGTGGTTCTATTACTTTGCACGGTATTTATGACGGGGTTGGAAACTATACAGCATTTGCAGGTATAGAAGGGCAAAAGGAAAATGGAACCACTGGTAATTATGCCGGTGCGCTTGTTTTCAAATCACGGACACACGCCGGATCCCTTAATGAGCGGATGAGGATTACGAGTGCTGGAGTTTTGCTCTACGGCAAGACAACGGATAGCCTTGCAATTCAAGGTATTCAATTATTCCCAAATGGTACACAATACAATACACGCTCAGGTGGAGTGCTTGGAATCTTAAATAGAACTAGTAACGACGGAACACTGCTTGCTTTTCATCAAGATGGCACAGAAGAAGGTACGATTACTGTCTCCGGCACCACCGTCGGATACAACGGTGCTCACCTTTCCCGCTGGTCTCAACTCCCTGCTGGCACAGAACGCACCGAGATCCTGCGTGGCACCGTCCTAAGCAACATCGACGAAATGTGCGCTTGGGGTGATGAAGACAACGAACAACTCAACCGCATGAAGGTGAGCGATGTCGAAGGCGATCCCAATGTCTCTGGTGTATTCCAATCTTGGGATGATGATGACGACACCTACACCGACGACTTCTACTGTGCGATGACGGGTGACTTCATCATTCGCATTGCCGATGGTGTCACCGTTCAACGCGGAGATTTGCTGATGTCTGCTGGTGATGGCACTGCAAAACCACAAGAAGATGACATCGTTCGTAGTAAAACAGTTGCAAAAGTAACTTCAACTCATGTTACTTGTACCTATGAAGATGGTTCTTATTGTGTTCCTTGTGTTCTGATGGCTTGCTAAGGACACTTAAAAAACTGTCACACCACCCCGCCAGAACCACTCTGGCGGGGTTTATAGTAGATGGAGACACACGAAACCGATGAGGTACTCCACACTGGACAGATTGATTTTTGTCACATCCTTCATCTGGATGCTTCATTGGGGTGTTAGAGTATCTGAAGTAACCCTTAAGGCACTGTTCTGATGTACTGGTTAGATATTACGGGTTATAGTGCCCGTAAGAGACGCTGTGAGGACGTTGTAGACTGGTTTCTAGGTAAGTACCTACCCAGGCATCATATAACCATTGAGATGCTCCACAGAGGACTTCGTAGAGAGGAATCCTACGGTTATTGTTCTGTATCTGGAAACATCTATCGTCCTCGTGAGTTTCTGATTGAAATTGATCCTAAACTTGATCTGGAACTTTACACTAAAACCATCATACACGAACTGATTCACTTGCGTCAATGGGTTCGTGGAGTTCTTAAAGAACGCAGAGGTAAGGTGTACTACAAGAACATCAAGTGTGATGATTTGGATTACTGGGAACAACCACATGAAGTTGAAGCACATGGACTCGAAGAGTCTTATTATCACGACTACTTGACAGATACCCAACAAACTGTCTAGAATACCTTTGTTAGGGTTGAAGATCAAACTTTAAGTTCTTAAAGACATTCTAAATACTATTACCTGTTGAACCGCAATTCGCAGGAGGAGGGTGAAAGTCCCTCCTTTTTAGTATAAATATTTCTGCGGTTCAACAGAATAGAAATGAAAGGAGTAATCTATTGCTACTATTGTATTTCTACAGGAAAGAAATACATAGGACAAACAATTAGGGAAGAAAAAAGAAAAATAAGGCATAAGATTGATTGTAAAAAAGGTGTTGATAATAAGTTTTATCGTGCTGTAAGAAAGTATGGATGGGAAAATTTTATATACGGAATTATAGAGGAGTATGATGTAGATATTTTGAACGAAAAAGAAATTTTTTATATTGATTATTATGATAGTTATAATAATGGGTATAACTCAACCATGGGCGGAGAAGGTGTGAAAGGATTTATTCCATCGGAGGAAACTAGAAAGAAACAAAGTATTTCTGCTAAAAATAGAGGATGTGTTAACAAAAAATATTTTACTGAGGAGGAAAAACAGGAAGCGAAAAGAAAATCAGATAAAAAATATCAGCAAAAAGTAAGGGAAAAAAGAAAAGAATATATGAAAGAGTGGAGGAAGAATAATAAAGAAAAAATTGATAAATGGAAAGAAGAGAATAAAGAACATTTAAAAGAAACTTGGAAAAAACATAGAGAAAAAAACAAAGAAAAAAGAAATGAATACAATAGGTGGTATTGGCATAATGTAGTTAAGACAAAAAATAAACTGTCACAAGAGGAGTGTTTGGACTAGCAATGTATGTTATGATTTCTTTGAAATGAACCAGAGTGATGGCTAAACAGAAAAAGAAGTTTGTCAACATTAAACCAAAATCCAGTCGTGCCAAAAATCGTTTTGCGAATCAAATGCAGTCTCTTCATGCCATGCAAGTAGAACAAGAGACTGATGATATGTTCTTTCTGGCATCCATCAATCGTCAATACTTTACATGGGTTCCAAAGTCAGGAAATGAGCACTGGGAGATTATGTAAATACTAAGGAGAATTCTTGTTAAAGATGTCCCAAAACAAACATCAGCAGGCAACTGATCTAATGATTGAAATGATTTTCCGTCATTACCCATTTCTTCGCAATACTGCCGCAAAGCATCAGTGTGATAAAGAACTAGATAGGATACAAGAAAACCTTTTAAATTTCTTACATAGTCAAAGATGATTTCATACTACCTTTGGTTGCTTATATTTGCAATCTTCGTCTATCTGGTAATCACAGATAAATCTATTGCACAATTGATTGTTATTTACAGTCAGTGGTGGAGATTGCAGTATGAGAAACTCAAATGGTGGTTGTTGTATAATCCTCAGAACCCTGTGGTAAAATATTTGATGTGGCGTAAATCTATGAAAATGGCTGAAGAACTAATGAAGGAGTTTGACAATGAGTGAATGGATTGATGATGCTTTTCGTGTAGAGAAGAAGAAATATGGACTCTGGGATTCTTATGATAAGGATGGTAAATGTATCATTACTTCACTAACTGAAGAAGAATGTGTTCGAGCTACAAGATTTTATCTCAAAGGATGTCAGGAGGGTTGGAATGATTCCGATATTGTTAAACATGAGGGAGTTGTTGGTGGAAAACTATAAGAAGTGGGGTGTGGATGATTTAACTCCAATCGAACAAGTGATCGAACGTTTGGATTCTCTGGAAGATAGAGTTAAAGTTCTGGAGGAAGAAAATATAGAACTTACCAATGAATTGTATCGTCTTGAAAACTCATTGGATGCACGTATTGACATTTTATCCGAAAACAAGTTAAACTACTTCAATCTAGGTGACAAGTAATTATGGATGACTTTAATTACAAAAAGTATTCTCTTGAGAATCTTGAAAAATGGGTAGAGGATGCTGTGAGTTCTTCCGAAGCATCGCCTCAGGAGATTTACGATACTATTCAGAAAGTAGTATCTGAAAACTATTACCATCATAAGTATCATGCAAGTCGTGCATATGAACTGATGGAAAAACTGAATGGTAGTGTCAACTTTAAATCTTGTGATAAAGATGATAAGTCTCCCGAGTGTCAAAATGCCTGGAACGACTTCTGGGAAGAGAATAATTATCCTGAAGAGCATTCGCAATACACTGAAGAAGAACTAGATGCGATGTGTAATAAAGCAGCATCGGATGATGAAAAAGAAAAGTGTCGTGAATATAATCTTCGTGAAGCAGAATATTACGATAAACGAATAAAACTTGATTCTGAATATACTCAAGCAAAGATTCAAGCAAACTCACCATATAATGATGGATGGACTCGGGAATACTATCAAAAAATTGTTGATAAGTATGAGGGAAAGCAGGATAAAGTAAAAAAGTGGATTCTTCCCGTAGAACTTGACGGATTGACTGGAGAATGCTATATTAACTTACCTGATGATTTGTTGGAAGTAGCAAATCTGAAAGAGGGCGATCAAGTTGAATGGATTGATCTTGGTGGTGGTAGTTTTGAAATGAGGAAAGTAAATGGCATTAAGTGAATCTGTAGAGGAAAGTCTGAAGGAAGCAGAGGCAGCACTGCGTAATTCTTTAGCATATGCAGCACGGCAGGAAAAACCTTTTGTTGCTCGGGAAATTTCTGCCATGATATGTTCGATTGATAATCTAATCAAAATGGATCAACTTGTCGATAAGTTAGAAGATCGAATGAAAGGATTTGGTGATGATAAAGGAAACTTCGGAACTTTCTTTGGTTAAGAAGTATGTCTCAATCCCAAAGAGAATATTAAGAAACTACATATCTCCCTTAAATACTGTTAGAATTTCAACACAGTATTTAAGGGAGATTTTTTTATGACACTGGCAAGAACTGGTGGAGCAAATCTAACTGCGGAAGAGTGGAACGAATTAAATGCTCTCAGGGTTGCAATCAATGTCAATCCAGCATCAGTTCACCCAGAAAAGCAAGAAAGATTCACTGAACTTTTTGTAAGATCACTGGAAGGCAAGGGTGATTCTTACTGAAGCCTCTAAAGTGTCCTAGTTATGTAACCACCACTCACCCCATTGACAAGGGACCTAGGCATCGCCTATAATGCTTAGGTACTCACGCAAGTTAAACAATGACTTCCACTCTCTCTTCTGACATCCGCGATTTCTTCTCTGATCCTCAAGTTGTTCAGGAAATCCGCGAAGAACTGAATGAAGAAATCTCCTATTGTCCGATTCTCCGCAACCTGAAGCGTGAGATTGCTGCAGGAGTTGCACCTAACAAAGACATCAAGTTCTGTGATCTGGGTTCTGAAGATCGCAACGAGGTTTATGTCTACCTCGGACGTATTCTTGAGTCTGTTCTCACCTGCAAACTGGCACGTCAGTTTGATGTTCTGAAGGATCGCACTTCTGCTGGTGATGTTGTCATCAACTCCCGTGTGTGGGAGATCAAAGGCACCAGTGGTAACAATTCTTGGACTGGTTCTACTCATGCTTCTAAGAAAGAAGATGACTCGATTGATTTCATCGGCATCAAGTATGGCATTGATGAGAACGCAGACATCTATCACGTTCTGGAACGCAATGCAGATCTGATCTCTGAGATCTTCATCGGTGTATTTGAAAACCTGAACTTTGTCCGTCGCGGTAATGCTACCAAGTCAAACTCTCGCACTTCCCTCTTGATTTCTGTCGAAGATTATGATAAAGTGAAGGGACAAGTGGCATGGGGTAACTTCCGTATTCCTCAGCGTCACGGCAAATACCTTCAGTTCGAAACCGCATGAATCAAGTAATCCTATCTAATTGTATTGATGGGATGAAGACTCTGGAGGATGAAGTCATCGATTTGTGTGTGACTTCTCCTCCTTATGATGATCTTCGCTCATACAATGACAGTTCTGCCTGGAACTTTCAGACATTCAAAGGAGTTGCAGAACAACTCTATCGTGTCATGAAAGTGGGCGGAGTTGTTGTATGGGTTGTTGGAGATGCTACCGTTAAGGGTAGTGAAACTGGCAGTAGTTTTCGCCAGGCACTTCACTTTATGGATCTTGGTTTTGTCCTTCACGATACCATGATCTATGAGAAGAATGGCAGCCCATTTCCTGCTCGTAGGGATGGAAACAGGTACTCTCAGGTATTTGAGTACATGTTTATTCTGTCAAAGAAAACTAAACCAAAGACTGCACATCTGCTCTGTGATAAACCAAATCGCTGGGCAGGTTACACACACTTCGGTAAGGGAACTATCCGCACAAAGGATGGAGAACTTGTAGAAAGAAACATCAAACCAATTCCAGAGTTCAGTCCTCGCAACAACATCTGGAAGTACAACACTGGAAAGAACTACTCATCGAAAGATGCTGCTGCATTTGAACATCCAGCAATCTATCCAGAATCACTCGCAAGAGATCATATTCTCACCTGGAGTGATGAAGGAGATCTGATTCTTGATCCTTTCATGGGATCAGGAACCACTGCAGTGTGCTGTATCGAAACCAACCGCAATTATATTGGATTTGAGATTGATCAGACTTATTACGATGTGTGCAATCGAAGAATCAAAGAACACGTTGTAAGTGAAGTCAAACCTGCAGTTGAATCAAACCCTCTTGTAGATGCCTTCGGTGACTGAAACTGAAGCTTCTAAAGTGTCCCAATACTGTAAGCACAACACCAAATGAATCGCAAATACATTGCAGCAGGACTTGTAGGTTTTGCCTTTATCCTTGGTTGGAATGTGTTTCTCATTCAAAGAGATCAAAAAATGTTCGAAGCATATGATTCTGCTATCGAACGCCTGAAACAATCACCATCGAATGAGATTCAATGAATGATGAAGTTAAATTGATTCTTGCTCTCCAACAAATCAACAATCTTACTGATTTGTTGCAAGATAATGAGTATCAACTATTTCTTTACGGACACTTGATTTCAATTAAATGCGAACTTCAAAGACAGTTGACTAATCTTACCCACACTGCTAACATAAAGGAGTAATTAACAAACACTGATGGCAAAGTTTCTTTATATCGTTGATCACTTCGTCGGATTCCCTCAATCAGAATATGGTGGAGTCTGGAATGTGATTGCCGAGAATGATGATGAATGTTTTGATCTTATCTCCGAAGATGATGATGGAGTCTATGAAGAGTGCTATGTAAATCTTCGTAACAATATCGTCAAGGCACCACGCTTTGCCCTTGCTGATGTTGTAGAATCTACTGTGATTGATCGGTTTATCACCTGATGTCTGTCAAGTTTCCCCACAAGGCACCGAAAGATTATCACTATGAGCAAACTCCATTTAAGCGAAACATCACTGCCATTTGGATTTGCGATGATCGCACTTACGATTACAACAATGGCAAACCTGTTAGGTGTATTTGGGGATTCTACAATTCCAAAACAAAACAATGGCACTCCCCAGTTAATTCATCAACAGTGGGTGATGTAGTTGATCCAGTAAGAACAACTCCATACTCTGCTATGTTACTCAAACTCAATCCTCTAGAGGCATGTTTCCAATGAACACCGAACAAATGATGTGCGAACTTGAAGCATACTGGAACAATCGTATGTGCGAACTCGTAAGTGAAGATCGTCTTGATGATTCTGATGCTCTCTACCTTGAATTTGTAGTTGATGGTGAAGAACCCGAACAATACATGTTCCTGGAGTATCTGAATGGTGTTTGCTGAAGGTACTACAGTAACTTACAAAAGTATCACTGGTGTGATAGCATTTGTAAGTGATCAATCTATCTCTATTCTTGTCAATAAAGGATGGCATAGATCCCACGATGTTCGTGTTGTGGTGTATCACTCTGATTTTAATCTCATTCAACCCATTGATGAAAAATGAGAGATAAAATAATCTTCATCCTACCATTCTTTCAGGTTATCATTGCTCTGGTAACTCTTTCTAAGATACCAGAACCTCCACCGCAGTATTTCTGTGAGCAAGGTAGAGACACTTATGGTAACGCATACCCAATCATCATTTGTAACCCACAATGACTTACGAAGCAGAAGTTCAATTCAAGTTTGATGCAACATTCACCCCCACCTATGGATCATCCTCCTGGACTGGAGATGATTTTATCCCTGAAGAGCATTATCTCATCACTGCACCAGCAGCAGATCTTAACGCCAAGCAGTATTTCAAACTTTTTGAAAAGTTTCTCCTCTGTGTAGGAATGGATCCCGTATCTATTCGTTCTGGTGCTATGTCATTGGTATTCAATGACTATGTGCGTGAGGAAGAGCAACGTAAGGTTTGCACGGAATATGAACTGACTATGGATGAAGATCTTGACAAAAAGTTTGAGGAATGGAAGAAACTTGAAGAAGAAGTTGAGACAGCGCGTAGGTTTGTCAATGAACCCGAGATCAAAGGTGATTTTGAATTACAGCAACAAACAGATTTGATTGGATTGGAATGATGAAACTGATTTCATTTAAGCATCGTGTTGATTATGGTAACGAGTGGTATGTTCAAATCCTTCACAGTAAGTATTGGGCACTTCTTCAGGCATCAGTTTCGTGGAATGAGTATGCTGGTTGGCCTTATATTCAAATCAAATCTGGTAGTGGAACTCTATTGAGTATTCTGTGCTGGGTGTATAAGTTTGGATTTGATATTGGTGTATGCGAACGTACTTGGCACTTTGAATATTTGAAAGAGGTTGATGATGACTGAACCATATCCCGATGAAATGTTTGAAGAAGCAGAGCGTCGTGAGAAACTAAATGCTGGTTTCAAACAAGATGCTGATGGAAACTGGTATCGTCCTGAGATCAAAGAACTCACTAGAAATGAGAGAATTGAACTTGCCGAAAAAGAGGTTGCCTACATCGTAATGGGTGGGCAAGATGGACGAGAGTATGCTAACTCTATTGCTTTTATTCTTCAAGTATTGGATAGTTTGAGAGATGAGTAGATTTACAGAAAACCCAGATGAGATTGTATTGAAAGATGTGGAGATGTTTCACCTTGAAAGTATGAATGAGGACACACTTTGGATTGGTTTGTATGGTAAAGATGGTAAAATATATCACTTGAATATCTCTGCTTATCGTGGTAAACTGAGATACTATTTGAGTGATGAAACGCCGTGAGATTTGAAGAACCAACAAAACTGGAACTCTTTCTTGATGGTTTCCGCAACATCTATTGTATCATTGACTGTTTTAATGATGGTGATGAATGGGGTTATGGTGAGTTTTGGGAGAGTTTGAGTATTGGTTGGTATCGTGAATATATCTTTCCTTATGATGATCCATACCATCTAAAAATCAGTCCAGAACGCAGATTAAGGTTAGCAGAAGAACTACCAAAATTTCTTGTTTCTGAAGAAGCATATAATGAACTTGTGCGAAGAATAAATGAACCACCAAAGTTTAATCAAAAACTTTATGATTTGATGTCCAAAAAAGCACCTTGGGAAGAATGATTGACAAATCTAAAATCTTTTTTAGCGTCTGGTGTTGTGCATATCAACGTAGATGGATATATAAAGGGACAGATAGAGAACACAGAGAGCATGAAACTGTGCGTATGTGTCTTGATATGAAAGATGTAAAGTTCTATCAGTTTGATACAGACAAACCACGCTATCTAAGACAATGACTTGGGCAGAATATATTTTTCAACATCTTATCCCTACAGGAATCAGATCCTTTGGGGATAATTTTCGTATGTGGAGAGATCTTATGACTTCTAACTATGAAGGTTATGCTCTACTTAAAGATGATGATCCATATGAACAGTGTTATGAATGGTTCTGGACTTCCATCAACTTAGATGAAACTTATCCCAAAGAGTTTCTTGAGTATTTGCATCAGATGGTTGATGATATAGACTCTGGAAAAGTTAAGACATATCCTATAGAAGATGTTATTAAAGAACTGCAAGATCTTGTCGGAGATTTAATCAAGGAGGAAGACTGATGGGGATGTTTGACTATCTCAAATCTTCATATGACTTGGGAGAACAGTTCACAAATGTAGAATGTCAAACGAAAGACATTGAAGAATGTTATAGTGGCACAATGTCTCACTACTGGATAGATCCTGCTGGTTATTTGTGGTGTGGTGACTATACTGGTACTTCATCTATGGAGATCTATGATGAAGGACATCCAAAGTATAATGCAGATAGAAAGTGGTTGAACTTTGAGTGGATACCTACAGGATTTCATGGCAAATATAGAGTTCATCCAATTACAAAATACATAGAGATTTACCCTGCACAATGGAATGGTGAATGGGAAGATTGGCCTCGATGCCAATTACATTTCCGAGATGGATTGCTTCAAGATTATCAATTCAAGCACAGATAAGATTATGAAAACTTCTCCAGATTTTCCTTATCTCTCGTTTCCAATTAAATTAGAGTTTAAGGAAGGTAAACAGTCAAGAGTTTGTTACTTTCAAGATCAAACACATCTTAATAAGTATTTGCTGAGGCATAAAATTAACAAGAAAACTGCAAATATTAAGTACAATGAAGAAACCTAAAAACTGGTGGTATGTATGGAGCAAATCTCTTGGTGAGAAAGCATCATCCTGCAATAAAACATCGGATAAGGTTGCTATTGTTCGCACAATTATCTTTGCAACTTATCTGATTACCAATATGTTTATCGTTGCTGGTGTGATAAGACACTGGAATGACGTGCCATCAAGAACTGAAGCCTCTAAAGTGCTCCAGTAGTGTAGAGACAACCACATTTCACATGTTTGATGAACTTTGGCAAGAGATTCAAGATGCTCCTGGCGAGATCTTCGACATTCCTGAGATGAAAGAATGGAACGATGATGATTCTGTTGATTTCGATGATCTCTCATTTGGGACTCAAATAGAATCTGAGTTCGACTTCTGACACTTTAATTAGTGTCACACTGATCTCCTATTTCCCACAATTTTATCCTACATTAGACAAATGACTGACACTGTGAACGTGCTGCCCCACCTGAAGGAACTCCGTGAAACTTGGAGGCGTCAAGATTTCACCTTTACCAAACAACAACAGGAAGAATATGACATCTTGATTGCTGCTCGTCGTGAGCGCGTTAAGTATTTCTATGCCAATGGATTGGTATCTAAAGGTGGACTCCGCCCGAAAGAAGATGACAACTAAATAAGAAGAGGTAGATATAGAAACAACGATGAAAACTTTTCGGGAGTTTATTTCTGAAGCATACGATAAAGATGTAATGCAATCTTCACAAATTCGCAGACAAGGCGAAGGTGGAAGAGTCGGTGCTGAAAGAAAGAAAAGTGCTCCCGAAAAGCGTCGGATGAAAGCAGCAGGCGGCGGTAAAATGGTGCCTGCTAAGGATTACAAACCTCGCAAAGATATTGGAACTCAGCGTAAGACAGAAACCAGAGTTCAACAACCTGAAAAGGAGAGAGGTTCTGCTGCTCTGTCACCCAAAGAAGCACAACGTAAAGCATACTTAGAACGTAAGAGAAGAGAAGCAGGAGAGAAAACAAAGACTGCATCTGAACTGCTTGCGAAGAAGAAAAAGACTGAAGTTTCACCAAAATATAAACCACAAAAGACATCTGGTTATAGTAGAACTGAAAGACAAAAATTGATGCGTCAGGGTGAAAGAGAACTGGAGAAGAGAGTAAGAGAAGCAGAAGCAGAGAAGCAGAAGAAGAAACCAAGTGAAGTTAAGTTGAAGAACTTCTCAAGAACTTGGGCAACTAACAAATAAACTGAAGCCTCTAAAGTGTCTCAATAGTATCTGAGACACCCCTACAATCGCCTACAACATCATGCAAACTGTGACTGTGCCTGTTAGCACCATCGAAACCCTAATTGAGGGATTGCAGTCCGCTGTCAATGTGTGCTATAATGCTAACAGCAAAGAAGAAGAAACTGAGAAGTCCTATCCTTACGCTGTAGGATATTCTGAATCTGTGATGAAGTTTATCATCAAAGATCTGAAACGCATCATGGTTGATGCAAACTGAAGCCTCTAAAGTGTCCCTCTAGTATATGATGAACGCAATGCAAATCACTCTCCGTCCTCATCAAGAACGTGCCGTTGCTGCTATGCAGAAGCACAAGAAAGGACAGATCATTGTTCCTACTGGTGGTGGCAAAACTCTGAAGATGATTACGGATGCACGGAATCTGATCAATCAGCAACAATCTACCACGATTGTTGTTGTGTGTCCTCGTATTCTTCTGGCAGAGCAACTGTGCAGTGAGTTTCTGGAAGTTATTGATACCAAGAATGTGCATGTGATGCATGTTCACAGTGGTGAAACTCATCACTACAGCAGCACCAACCCTAAGCAAATCCACATGTTTGCTAATGTTGCTCGCACTGCTGGCGATGCTTGCATCATCTTCACCACATACAATTCCCTTGATCGTGTGCGTCTGGCAGACATTGAGGTGAATACGATTTACTTTGATGAGGCACACAATAGCGTTAAGCGTAACTTCTTCCCTGCCACTGAGTTCTT